TCACCCTTCGAGGATGGAGCCGTACCTGTCGACGGCTTCCTGGTAGTCGGGGTCTGCCGATCGGCGGTCGCCGAGAACCCGCATCGGTCCCATGCGGTCCTCAAGGGCGTAGGCAAACGCCTCCGCTGCCCGCTCTTGATCGTCTTCGTACAGGCTGCGGTGCGTCGCTTCTCGCACGACTTCGGCGGAAAGGTTCTCGCTGTCGACGACCGCACTGGACGCGATCACGTGCCGGGCACAGATGTGTCCGAGCTCGTGCAGGATCGAATGACGCTGGTGGGCCGGTGATGTGTCCTGTCGGTAGAACACGTAGATACGAGCCTGACCGCCGACGCACATTGCCGCAGGCAGGCTCTCACCTGCCGTCCTCCACGCGAGTACAACGTGCTCAAGGTATGGCCGGACCACGATCGGTACACCGGCGATCTTCTCGGCTTGCTCGAGGAGACCGCTGAGGTCGAACGGCTCGGTGACTGGCAGTCGGCGGGCGAGTTTTCGCGCAGCTCGTTCGGTCAGGACCGGGCCCGAGTTCTGACTTCGCTTTAAGCCGCAACGGAACTTCACGTCAGGCCCCGTCGCCGTTCTGCGCGCTGCCCTGCTCCAACACGCTCACCTGGTCGATCAATCCCTGTATGAGCGCCTGACTCTCGGGCGACATCTTGGCGACCTTGCGCAGCATGACCCGAGACGCGGCAGGCTGACTCGGAACGTCGACCTCTGCGTCGCCAGGCGCGTGCCGGTCGCGGGCGATCCGTCGCTCGACCTCCCAGTACACCTGCGGATCGATGAAGTACCCAGGTTGATAGCCGAAGAACTCGCCAATGATCTTGATGTGGCTGACCCGCGGGTCACTCGGTCTGCCGAGCTGACGGAGGTTCCAGACGTGCGTTTGCGACATCTCGATGCCCTGGCTGCGCGCCCAGGACGCGACGTCCTCGTTGCTGTACGCCTTCCTCTTGCCGTCCTTCGTGTGGCGTTGGAACAACGTGTTCAGGACCTCAGCCAGGCTCGGCATCCCATCTGAGCCGCGATCGCTCACCACTCACCCCCATCGTCTTCACGCCCGTGAAGAAAGTGAACAGATTTCACTATAGCCGTTGACAGCGCAACCATCTCGCACCCTATGCTGCCTCGCGGGTTGATCTCAACGCAGATGAAGAAGAGTCTTCACAGCAGTGGAGATCGAGGGGGGAATCGGTGCGGAGCACCGTCCGAGGGGGGACGTTGGCGCGCCGGGTGACAGGGCTCACTGCCACCCGGCCGCCACGTCGGGAGTCTCAAGCAATGCTGTCGAAGTGGCTCGCCGTGATAGCGAAGCCGGGCCTCCAAGGTTGGATGCCCGGCAAACCCAACTCCTTCTGTTCACTGGGTTTTCGCGGTCAGGGGGCCGCAAGCCATGTCCAACATCTACAGCACCACAGCCGTTGCCGACTCGATCTCGCTGGACGACCTGGCGTATAACGTCGAACTACTGCGCATCGTCGAAGATCAGATCGGCCGACTCACCGCCCTGAAGAACACCTTGCGGAGCACACTCAAGGTGCGCCTCGGCGAGCACGAGATCGGCACCGTCAACGGTGTGCCCGTCGTCAGCTACACGACGGAGCTACGGGTCATCACCGTGGTGAAGACGCTCAAGGAGAGGTATCCCGAGCAGGCCCGCGAGTGCGAGGACATCATCCCGGTGCGGAAGTTCCGGGTGCTGGACGCCGCATGACCCGCAGGACTGGGTCCGACCGGTCTCGGGGGACCGGTCGGACCCGATCTGATGGCGCCCCGGCCGCACTCGGCGAACTGTCCGCCGAGATCGCCCAACTGCTCGTCGGCCTGCCGTTGGACTACGGCACGACGGTGGAGCAGATCGCCGCGCTGCTCGCGGGCGAGCCGCGCAACACCTCGCACGTGTCCGCGGTGATCGCGGTGATCGTCCATGACGCACTCGCTGATCCGTTCCGCGAGACGACCAGCAACCGCTGGCGTGAGCACCTACCCGCGTGGCTGCGGCCGCAGATGGTCGGCGCGACCGTGCGCCGCCTGCTGTCCGCCGAGGTGCTGATACCGACTGGCCGCTACGTCCGGTCGACCGACACCCGTGGCGGTAACGGCGGGAAGTTGATGCCGGTCTACGCGCTCAATCTCGCCGCGCCCGCGCTGCTCGCGCGCCGGGACGCCGCTGCGTCCGGTCAGGCCGTCTCGGCCTGATCTTCGCCGTTGCCATCGCCGCGCACCGTCGCGCGGCCTGTTCGTGCTGTCCGCACATCGTCTTGTTGGGGGATCACTTCCGTGGCACGTGACCACGCCCGCTTCTACTTGAGCATCTGGTCCGATGAGGACTTCATCGCGCTGTCCGCGCTCGCCAAGATCGTGTACGTCCAGCTCTGCACTCAGCAGAAGCTGACCTACGCCGGAGTGCTGGACGTCTCGGTGAAGCGCTGGACTCGGGCGCACCCAGACCAGAACATCGACGCCGTCCGGGCCGCGCTCGCCGAGCTCGACGCCGCCCGCTTCGTCGTGATCGACCACGACACCGAAGAGCTGCTGGTCCGCTCGTTCATCCGGCGCGATGGGCTCTACAAGCAGCCCAACGTGTTGCGCGCCGCGCTGCGGTGCGCGTTCGAGCTCGAATCGCCGCTGCTGCGCAAGGCGTTGGCGGTCGAGCTGCGCCGCCTGCCCACCGAGATCACCGGCCCCGCCCCGGCCGTCGCCGCGACCGAGCTGGAGGCCGGGGCGCGGGAGCTGCCCGCGTCGGTGAAGGCCGCGATGACGATCCGTGGCACCGGCCGCCCCGCGCCCGCCGAGCAGGCCCCGGTGCCGCCCGCGCCCGCCACCACGACGGACGTGCAGGACGGGGGTCCGCCGAGCCCTTCCGCGAAGGCCCTGGGAGAAGGGAGTGGGGAGTTGGAGACTGGAGTAGTCCCTCCTGCGTTGGAAGAAACTCAAGTGGGTGTCCCCGCGCCTACGCCCGCGCACACGGGCGCCCGCCCGCGTACACGCGAGGCAGCCCCGGCCAGCCCGGCTGCTTTCGCCGGCGTGGACGACGAGCTCGAGCACGGCTCAGTCCGGCAGATGCGTCGAGCCGAGGCCGACAGGCTGGTCACCGCGTACTGCCCACAGCAGCCGGGCCGGGTCCTCGACCGGCTTCGCGGCGAGGTGATCGGCCTGCTGCGTGACGAGATCACCCCCGAGGTCATCGCGGCAGGGCTGCGGCAGTGGTCGGCCAAGACCCTGCCGGTGACGTTCCTGCCCGAGCTGGTCGGCGAGCTCATGCGCGCCGAGTCCGTGCCGGGCACGCCGCAGGATCGGCAGCGGGACCTGGCGGTGGTGCGCAACTTCGAGGCGATGCGCGCCGACGCCCTGGCTGAGGACGACACCACGCCGATCGGGCGGGCCGTGCGCGCCGAGCTGCCCGCGCACACCGACGCCGCGACGCTGCAAGCGATCCTCGACCGCGCGCTGGCCGAGACCATCGCCGCCTCCGGGCTGGAGGTCGCGGCATGAGCCCGCAGCCGCCGCTGACCCGCAGCGAGGTCCGCGGACTGCTGGCGCACTACCGCCTCGCTGGCGGGGACCAGGTCCCCGACGGCATGGTCACCGCCTGGCTGCGGGACCTGCGCGGCTACAGCGCCGGGGAATGCCACGCCGCGCTGTCCTCGTTGCCGCCCAACAGGGTCACCCGCACCACGGCCGTCGAGATCACCCGCCTGGTCGACCACGCCCGCTCGCACCCCGCAACCACCGGCACGCCCAGCTCCGCCCGCCCACCCGCGCCGCGCGACCAGGCCGCCGAGCAGGCCGCCGGAGCCGCTGCAGGAGCGCGCGGCATCCGCGATGTCTACGAGGCGATGGGCTGGACCTGGAACCCCGAGCACGTGCTCGCCCGCTCGGTGCGCTGCCCGTTCTGCCGCGCGCTGGCCGGTCAGGTCTGCGGCCCGCTGACCCGCAACCGCAACGGGAAGCGGGAGCTGCGCGACCCGATCACCCGGATGCACCCGTCCCGGCTGGAAGCCGCTCGCGCCAAGCAGAAGCAGGCCGCCGAGGACCACACCACTCGCGGCCCGGCCGCGTCCGCCGCCGTCCCGCAAGGAGCCCACGCATGATCGAGAACCCGCGTCCGGACCAGTCGGTCTCCGACCACGCCCGCCTGATGCTCGAAGTCGCCATCGACCAGCTCGTCCAGCCCGGCCACGTGCACGTCGAGCGCCAGGCCCCGGACGGCACCGCCCGCAACGAACTGGCCGAGGTGCTGCCGCTGCTCGACCAGGTCGCCGAGGCCGTGCACCCCGGCAGTGAACGCACCGGGAAGTCCGTGCACGGCTCACGCCCTCCGGCGTCGCTGGCGCCCCTCGCGCTGGTCTCCGAGATCCGCGGCGTGGTGCGGCAGGCGTGCCGTGGGCACGACCACGACCAGCCCGGCGAGCTGCGCGAACGGCTGGCGTTGTGGGCCAGACACGCCGAGCAGTGGCAGCTCACCGCCTTCGACTACCTCGCCTGGGCCGCCGACCGGGCCACCGAGTGGGTACGCGAAGCGAGGCTGCTGCTCGACCCGCCGCCGCGTTTCCCATTGCACGGCAAGGCTTGCCCGATGTGCCGGGCCACCGCCGTGCAGGTCTGGTCCGACGACGAGAACGACTACCTGCGCCGCCCCGCCCTCTCGATCGACCCCGAACGCGTCGAAGCGGTCTGCGCCGCCTGCGACGCACGCTGGGGCATGGACGTGTGGGGGCAGCTCGCCGCCGCGATCGATCAGCAACACCGCGAAACCCTCACTGTGACCGAGATCACGGCCAGTGCGGGCGAAAAGAGTTGACCTTCAGTCGCTTTAGCAGGCACTATGACAGGGCTGGGTACACGTATGCCCAGACCCCCCAACCTCTCGACGAAGCCCGCCACACCTCTCCCCGGTGTGGCGGGCTTCGTCGTTTCTGCGGGGTCCCAGAACACGAAGGCCGCGCCACCCGCCACCTGGCACGGTCTTCGTCCCCGCGGGCGGCGGCACACCGCAGCACGGCGCCCCACTGCCGAGCGCGACGCCGCCGCCCGCGACTCCACATCAGAACGGTGGCTCGACCTCCTTCGGCCCGCGCTTGCGCACAGCCTCGGCCGGGACGAAGTGGCGCACCGGTTCGGACCTGAGGCCCACGATGGGGACGGCATAGGTCACCAACCCGACCCACGCCCCGTTCCCGAACCGCACCCACTTGGACAGCTCGCCGATCACCAACCCGTCGGGCTTCATCGCCCGCTCCCGAACCCGCGCAGGCGGCAACGGTGACGGCGACACGCCAGGCACGTGCTTGTAGACCAGCGCGAGGTCGACCCACACCGGCTGAGGTTGCTCCAGCTCGCGCAGCAGCGGCGACGGCGGATCGTCCACGTGACCGAACATGTGTTCGATCCTGCGTCCGCAGGCCGCCGCCGCGCAACCTCCACCACAGAGCCGGTCACCGCCGTGACGCCCTGTCCGCTGCACGCTTGCCCGGCCTCGCCGTGCCATGCGCAAGGCCGCCGCCTGCCGAACCGCTCGAACAAGCCCGCGGGAGCGGCCAGCCCGCACCAGCCCAGTTCGCCGGCCTCGACCGAAGCACCTTCGCAGCCTGCGCCCACCCCTTTCCCTTTCGCTGAAATACATTCCAGAAAGGCGCGCTTGAATTACAAAAAGGCCGGACATTCAGCTTGCAAATGACCGGTGACATTGGGATGATTGAGGGGAATCAGAAAGCCACCTGGGGTGCTGATAACACTCCAGGGGCAGGCTGAAAGGACCCGAGTGTTCTCCTTTGGCAAAGACAAGTCACTGCCCCCTGAAGGTGTGCAGATTGGTTCCCGTTTCTGGGAGACCCGGCATATCTCACCAGGGCCGAAACTGGCCGCTCATCTCATCCCTGAGATCAAAGAAGAGCTGATGGTGGATGTTGCCGTCACCACCTACAGGGGCGCTGGTGGCAGGTGGTGGCTGGAGTTCGATGTCCGGTGCCCCGAGCTGCTTGTGACCAGCGGTTACGACGGTGCTGAGGTGGATCTTCAGCTCGACGTGGAGGATTTCGTCAACAGCTTCAACTGGATGGTTGATGACTCAGGGGGCTACTTCTACACCCACATCACCACTCGCCAGCCTTGGGAAAGCGAGCGCTGGAACTTCAAGTGGGGCACTGTGGAAGACCGAAGCAAGCTCTCGTGGAGGATTCCCAATCGAGTGGCCAGGCTTCGCAACATGGTTCTTCGCAGCAGGCCTGCCAAGTGGTTTGTGATGCTGTGATCTGCTGACCGGGGTTTCAGGGGCCGACTCCTGAAACCCCGGCACCCGTTCATTTCCCTGGCCATGCCGGGGTGTCTCCCCTTTTGCTTCCGGGCTTTTGGCTACCCGAAGACGAGGGTGCCTCGGCGGCTGCTGATAACAGCCCCGAGGCGTGGCCGGTGCCCGTCGGAGCGGACCCGTTAGACGGACTCCGAGAGGAACCGAACGTGACCAATGCTAGCCCACCCGATGAGAAGCCGATGAGTCCCGAGGAGGCGTTCGGGCAGTACCTGGAGGCGATGTCGCTGCGCGACCGCACTCGCGCGGAGAAGCTGGACAGCCTCTACCGCAGGCTGGCCGCCAACGTCGACGTGATGCGCCTGCTGCACTTCGTACACCTCAACCTCGGGCCGATCGTGCTCCGTGACCACGTCAACCCGGAGGCACACCTGGAGGCCCGCGCCCGTGGCTGGATCGAAGGTTCCGCTCCCCGGCTCACGCAGGACGGCCTGAACGCCTGGCTCGACTGGGTCGAGGAGATCACCCCGCACACCCGCCTTGCCCCGTTCCAGGAGCTGTGGAGGGTGGCGACGGGATGGTGAGGAAGCAAGGGGCGCGCGCCAACGCGCGCCCCGCGCCATGTGCCCGATGCGGAAAGACCGTCCCCGCAGGCGAAGGGATCGTGTCGTTCGGCCGGGACGGAGCGACCGTCAAACATCCGCGTCCACAGTGGATCGGCTCGCTGATCAGTGGCAGCTGGGCGGGTGGCTGCCCAACCGATCAGGTCGCCGTCGCAGACCCCATGGCCGAGCTGCTGGGCGAGCTGCTGCGCAACAGCCAGCTGCACCGCGTGTTGTGGGTCGTGGCCTCCGGCCGCAACCGGTACGACGACCTGATCCTGTTCTGCGACGCCAACGCCGTCGAGCAGGCCATCACCAGCGCGCTGATCGTCGAACCGCTCGACGACGACCTGCTCCCGCCCTACCACCTCACCGACGCAGGACGGAACCTGATCACCAGGTGGCGCAGAGAAGTCCAAGCGCGCCTTGACACAGAGGGCTTCCGGGCCGTCTGGGAGGCGGTGACAGCAGGATGACCAACGTCCCAAGGCCCGTGGCGGCCGAGGAACCTTGCCCGCTGAGCGGACGCCGTCAGGCCGCTGCGGCACTCAGCAACTCGCTCGCGCAGTTCGCCGAACTGGTCGAGCTGTACGAGGCCAAACCGGAGAAGCACGCGGCCACGCGGGTCCGACTGTTCGGCCTGCTCAGCGTCGGCAGCCGCGTGTACCGGGTGCTGTGGCTGGTCGCGACCGGGATCAACCGGCCGTTCCTGCTGGAGTGGCACGCCGAGCCCTGCGCGCTGGAACTGGCGATCGACGCCAGGCTGGTGGCCGCGCCGCTGTCCGAGGAATTTCCCTACCTGATCACCGACGCGGGCCGTCACACCATCAACTGGTGGTACCAGCTGATCAGCCCACGCCGCGAGCACCGCGACTTCAAACCGTTCTGGGAGGCGGTCACCCTGCGGTGACCCTGCCGCTCGGCGGCGCGCGTCGCCGCCGAGCGGTCCCACAGCTCTTGTTGCTGCCACACAAGGGGAATCGCTCATGCGACCAGGCGAGAACGAGCAGGACCGCGAACCGCGGGGCCACAACAGCGGCTCGATTCCCTCCGACACCGCGCGATCCGCGCCGACACCCGAGGAGGCGCGCGAGCTGCTGTACCGGCGGTACTTCGGGACGGGCGCGCTGCATCGGTGGCGCGAGCCGGGCACTGAACAGGGCCGCGCCCGGATGGACGCGGACGTGCTGCGCCTGCTGGAGATGACCTCCGCGGACCTCTACTGCGACGGCGACGCGGTCGCGGCGCTGCTGGAGATCGGCGACTTCCAGGAGTGGACCTGATCAGCACAGGGTCGCTCGACGGCCTGCGGGGCGATCGGGCAAGATGCTGCACGTCCTGTGGTTTTGGTTGACGCTAGATCACGTCGGACGGAAAAGGCTCGCAGCTTCACGCCGCGAGCCTTTTTCCATTTCACGCATGATCGCTTTCAATCGGCAAAACCGCACGTTAACCCATGCGGAGTCACTTTCGCAGAATTCTTTGAATCCGGTTTGACAAGATTACCGACACCGGTAATGTCTGTGGTGTCAACCAAAACCGCAAACACCGCACAGGGGCTACCCGTGCCGTGTACCGGACAAAGGATTCACACAATGGCTCATGAACTTGAGCAGCACAGTGATGGCCGCACCGCTTTTGTGGCCGGTAGGAACATAGCCGCTTGGCACCGACTGGGGACCGTGAAGCCCGGAAAGCTCACCGTGGATGAGGTGATGACCGATGGCCTGCTGGGTGGCTGGGATGTCCGCACCGAGCCCCTGCTGGCCAGCATTCCGGGCAAGCGTTGCATCGAGTGCGCCGCGAGCCTCAACACCCAACACGAGGACGTGTGCGGCACCGGGGATGAGGCCGAGGCCGAGGCCCGCCAGGAGGCCGGGGCGGAGGACTTCGACGCGGACAACCAGGGCCGCAACCCGTACCGCCTGGTGGTGCCGGATGATGCCGCCTTCCCCATGCCGATTCCGGGGCACTTCACCACCATCCGCAACCACCCGATCACCGGTGATCCGGAACCGCTGGGAGTGGTGCAGGGTGGCTACAAGCCGATCCAGAACGAGGAACTGGCGGAAATACTCTCCGCCATTGTGGATGAGACCGGGGCAGTGTTTGACACCGCCGGTTCTCTCCGGGGTGGCCGTGAGGTGTTCATGTCCCTCCAGTTGCCCGAAGGTATCCAGGTGGGTGGGTGTGATGCCCACAATCTGAACCTGGTGGGTCTCAACTCCCATGATGGTTCCAGGGCACTAGAAGGATTGATCACCTTTGTCCGGGTGGTATGTGCCAACACTCAGCACATGGCCCGACAGAACTTCACCACCCGGTTCAGCATCCGCCATGTGTCCGGGGCCAAAAACCGCATTGCCGAGGCCCGTGCACAACTGAAGCTCACCTTCAAGGCCTCTGAAGAGTTCCAGAAGGAAGCCGAAAAGCTCATCCGGGAAAAACTGACCGTGGATGAGTTCCAAAAGGTCTGTGAGGAGATCTGGCCCCGTACCGGGGACATGGGGACCGCCGCCCTGCATGAGCACCACCGCCGGGGGACTCACCTGGTGAAGCTGTTCAAGGAGGCCGATACCCAGGAGAACATCCGGGGTACCCGGTGGGCCGGTGTCCAGGCGATCGGTGAGTACGTGGACCACTTCATCCCGGTCCGCACCAAGAAGGATGAGGCTGTGGCCCGTGCCGACCGTGCCCTGTTTGGCAAGGGCTCCCAGATCAAGGCCAAGGCCTTCCAGCTCTTGCAGGTGGGGTGACCGATGGACCCGAACACCACCTTGCAGACCATCCGTGAGCTTCTGGAGTCCGTAGAGGCCGAGCTGCCCGTGGAAGGTGAAGACCTGGCAACCGAAGTGAGCAACCTCGTGGAGTGGCTGGACAAGGGTGGATTCCCGCCCGCCTGCTGGCAGAGGTGACCAGCCCGAAACCCCGTTTCACCGGTACCCCGGCACACACCCCCGTGTGCCGGGGTGCTGGCTGTTGCACCTGGAGGCCAGCGTGCCGACTCGTGCCGAACGCCCCTGCACCACCCCCGGTTGCCCCGAGCTCACCCGCCGGGGCGGCCGGTGCGACAGGTGTCGCAGCCGTACCGACCTCAGCCGGGGCACGGTCACTGAACGGGGTTACACCGGCCTGCACCGGTCCCGCTTCCGTGCGGGCGTGCTGGCCGCGCACCCGGTGTGCCGCTGTGCCCTCACCGTGTGCCCGCACCACCATGCCGGGCCGTGCCCCCGCCGGTCCGTGGTGGCCGATCACTGGCCACTCACCCGCAGACAGCTTGTGGCACAAGGGAAAGACCCCGATAACCCGAGCCATGGCCGGGGCCTGTGCCCCTCCTGCCATGGCCGCAACACCGCCACTGATCCCCGGACAAGGGGAGGATGGAACACCCCGTGAGAGCCGTTCTCAGAGCCGGGCCGGTGCCGCAGGCACCGACCGGCCGCAGGCCACGGCCGCCGACCGCGCCCGTCCCGCGCCGCCCAGGGGAGGGCCCCCTCCGGCCGCGCCGGGCGAACCCGCCACTGAGGGCCAGATGTCTGGGGTCAGGTTTCCGAAACCGCGTCCCGCACGTCGGGCTCGGCGCGCTTGCGCTCGATCGCCTTGGCCGCTCCGACATCGCTCATGTACGCGTGCGCGCCGATCTGCCGCGCCGAGACGCCGAGGCTCTTTGCCTTGAGCATCAAGGCTTCCTTGCGTTCCCGCCATGCGGCTTCCTGGCCCGCGGCTTCGGTCAGCTCGGTGAGCACCTGGGCGCGTGCACGGTCGGCCTGCTCGATCACGTCCCCCATGATCGGATGCTAACTCAGTTCGCATCCACGAACCCTGTTTGCGCGCGGGTGGTGGTCGCGTGACCTACCGCCCGACCGAGCTGGTGACGATCGAGGGCCGCCCGTCGTCGCTGGAGCTGCTGGACGAGCTGGCCGCCGAGGGCAAGCCGGTGCTGCTGGCGTTCTCGCGCGGCAAGGACTCCATTGCCTGCTGGCTCGCCATGCTGGACGCGGGGCTCGAGGTCGTGCCGTACTTCCTCTACCACGTGCCCGGCATGTCCTTCGTGGATGAGTCGCTGGCCTACTTCGAGGACTTCTTCGGCACGACGATCCACCGCTACCCGCACCCGGCGATGTTCCGGTGGCTCAACACCTTCACTCTCCAGGCTCCGCACCGGCTCGCGGTGATCGAGGCCGCGGATCTGCCGATGCCGTCCTACGAGGACGTGGCCGACCTGGTCCGCGAGGACCTGGGGCTGCCGGGTGCGTGGAACGCGCACGGTGTGCGCGCGGCCGACTCCCCGAACCGGCGGATGGCGATGACCACCCACGGCCCGCGCCGCGAGGAGATCCGTAAGGTCGCGGTCGTGTGGGACTGGAGAGTCCGGCACGTGCGCGAGGTCATCGCGCACCACGGCGTGACGCTGCCCGTCGACTACGAGTTGTTCGGCCGCTCCTGGGACGGGCTGGACCTGCGGTTCACCGAACCGCTGCGCAAGCGGTTCCCCGCCGACTACGAGCTGATCCGGCAGTGGTTCCCGCTGGTCGAACTGGAGGAGCTGCGTGCCCGCTACACCCGATGAGCCGGAGGACCTGCTCACGCGACTCCAGGGGATGGCACCGCCGGCCAGTTCGTCCGGACCGGCGGACCTGCTCGCCGCCCTGAACTCAGGCCCCACGCCGAAGCGCAAGGCCGCCGACGACGAGGAGGAGCTGGACGAGACGGTGACCGGGTTCCGGGCCAGGGCCAAGCGTGAGCAGGAGCGCTACCTGGCCGCGACCGATTCCGAGTACTGGTGCGCCCCGTGCTTCTGGACTGCGCAAGCGCACGCGGCGTTCGTCGCCGCCCTGCCAGTGCCCGCGGTCGACAGCCGGTGGATCGACGGCCTGGAGCTCGCCGCCGCGCTGGACATCCCCGTCGACCCCGAGCAAGCCGAACCTGAAGAGCCGGAAGAGGTCGATGTGCTGGCGGCGCTGCAAGCCCTCGCACCCACCTCGTCCGGGATGTCGTCCGAGGATCTGCTGGCCCAGCTGCAGGCCGACGCGCTGCCCGACCCGCTCGCCGGGATCGAGTACACCGGGAACCTCGCAGTCGACTCGCTCGCCGAGCTGACCACGCTGGCCGCCGCACTGCGGGCTGCCGACGAGCGGTGCGAGCGTGGCCGGTTGGTCACCGACTCCCCGTTCTGGGTGGTGCTGTGGTTCCCGCTGCGAGCGCACAAGGACGCCTTCCTGAAGGCGATCAACATGCTGGCGTTCGGGGACAAGTACATCGACGGCCACCGCCTGGCCGACGTGCTGGACATCGAGCTGCCTGCAGCACCTCCCGCCGACACCGAGGGGAGGTGAACCCCACTGCGCCGAGCATTCCAACGAGGCGTCGCGGCCATCCGCCGCCGCTTCAGTCGCAACGCCAACAGCGGCTCCAACACCGGCGGCAGCCCACCCGCCAGCTGACCTGATCCCAAGGTCGGGGGTGATCGCTGATGGGTAAGCGCGGACCTGCACCGAAACCCACTTCGCTCCGCATCCTCCACGGTGACCGCCCCGACCGGATCAACGCAGGCGAGCCGGTTCCGCCGACCGGAACCATCGAGCCCCCGGACTGGTTGTCCGACGACGCCCGCGCCGTGTGGGACCGGCTCGCCCCCGGCCTGATCGCCCGCAAGGTCCTCACCGTCTGGGACGCCGACGCCTTCGTCGTGCTCTGCCAGGCACTCGCGCGGTACAAGCAGGCGACTGCCCTGCTCAACGGCTCCCACCTGCTGGTGCAGGGCGCGGGCGGGCTGGTGAAGAACCCGGTCCTCGGCATCCAGGCCGAGGCCGAACGCACGTTCCTCACCTACGCCGCACGCTTCGGCATGACCCCGTCCGACCGCCAGTCGGTCAAGGCCGAGGTGGTCGCCGATGACAAGGGCGGCGCGGACAGGCTCCTCTCGTAAGAAGCCCGACACCCGCCCACCCGTGTGCGGCCGGACCTTCGATGGACGCCGCTGCCGCAAGCGCGGCACCCACTTCTGCACCCCGCGCGCCGACCACGCGCAGGCCTTCGCCGAAGAGATCTGCGTCCACACCAAGGACCGATGGGCGCGACGGCCGTTCATCCTCGCGCCGTGGCAGCGCGACGACATCGTCCGTCCACTGTTCGGCGAGGTCCGCTGGGACGACGAAGCCGAGTGCTACGTGCGCCGGTTCCGCATCGCGTGGATCGAGATCGCCCGCAAGAACGGCAAGTCCGAGCTGCTGGCGTTCGTCGCGCTCTACATGCTCGTCGGCGACTGCGTCGAGTCCGCCGAGATCTACGGCTGTGCCCGCGACACCGACCAGGCGAAGCTGGTGTTCAACGTCGCCGCCCGCATGGTCGCGTTGTCCCCGGTGTTGTCGCGGCGGCTGCGCGTGGTCGAGCACAGCGCCCGGATCATCGACGAGAAGACCAACGGCGTCTACGTCGTCGTGCCCGCCGACGCGCTCGGCAACCTCGGCTCCAACCCGTCTTGCGTGATCTTCGACGAGGTCCTGACCCAGCCCAACGGGGACTTCTGGACCACGATGCGCACCGGCATGGGCACCCGCCTTGAGCCGATGCTGATCGCCGCGACCACCGCGGGCAACGACCCCACCTCGTTCGCCAAGGCCGAGCACGACGAGTGCGTGAAGATCGCCGACGACCCGGCACGCGCACCGCACCGGTTCGTGTACTTGCGCAACCTGCCCGAGGACGCCGACCCGTGGGACGAGGCCAACTGGCACTTCTCCAACCCCGCGCTCGGCGACTTCCTCTCGCTCGCAGCGCTGCGGGAGGAAGCGCTCGAAGCCCGCAACGACCCGGCCCGCGAGAACGCGTTCCGCCAGTACCGGCTCAACCAGTGGGTCTCGCAGTCCTCGCGGTGGATGCCGATGCACCTCTACACCGCGTGCACCGGCACCGACACCACCCCTGCGGACCGCCTGCGCGAGCTCCATGCCGGTCGAACGGCATGGGGCGGTCTCGATCTCGCGTCCAAAATGGACATGACCGCCTGGTGCCTGATCATCCCCAACGGCATCGACGGCCACCCCTCCGCACTGTGGCGGTTCTGGCTGCCCGAGACTGCCGTCGGGTTCCTGGACGAACGCACCGAAGGACGGTTCGGCCGCTGGGCCGAACAGGGCTGGATCACGGTCACAGATGGCGAGGTCATCGACTACGACGTGATCGAGGACGACATCACGGCCGACACCGGCCTGATCCGCGTTGCGGACATCTCCTACGACGAGTGGTCAGGAGAGCCAGTCCGGCAGCGGCTCGAACGCCGCACCGGTGTGCCGATGTATCCGGTCGCACAGACCTACAAGGGCATGACCCACGGCATGACCGAACTCATGACCCTCACCCGATCACGCGGCTGGTCCCACCACGGCAACCCCGTCGCCGAGTTCTGCTTCGACGCCGTCGAAGTCCGCCACCCACCCGGCGAACCCGACCTCATCCGGCCAGACAAACCCGAACGCGGCAAGACCGGCACACGCATCGACGCCGTCCCCACTGCCGCGATGGCCGTAGGAGGCTGGAAGCTCCGCGGCGCGAAGGTCAAGAAGCCAAACCGGATGGTCGTGCTCGGCTAAGTGGCCTAAAGGCTAACCAAGCACCGACATATTGAGCTGATCAGCTCAATATGTCCGCGCGGAACTCCGCCAATACTTGCGGAACCAACTCGCGGGCTGATCTTCATGCAAGTAGTCCTGACCGCCTGCGCCTGCTCCTTCGAGATGTCTTCGACCTGCGAGGCGATCTGATCATGTACTTCGCCAACCTTCTTGTAAAGCTCGCTCACCGCAGCCAATGCACGGCCGACACCAGCCAACTCGATCTTGGCTAGCGTTTCGTCAAACTTATTCCTGGTGACCAATCAGTTCGAGCTTCTTGCCCCTGCCTGGCGGTACCCCCTTCGAGACACGCTGATCAAAACCTCGTCGAGTGAAGGCCATCGCATCAGTCACGGCCGAAACCGGCGCAGGTGGCCCCTAACAACGGCCGAGGCAGCGCGCTTGCCCCGGACCGTCAGATCCACCATCAGTCGTTGATCCAGTTCCACACAGCGCCGACGATCTCGCGTATGAGTGCTGCAAGGAACAGTCGGCCCAGCCAATGGTGCGGTGGGCTCCTATCATCGGCAGGCCGCGAGCCAGGCTCGCTTCCCTTGGTCGGCCGTTGCCACCAACTTCTGATCACGTTTTCACCTCCCTCCGGGCCTCGAAAATTAGGAGCTTCTTCAAGTTCACGGTCCCACCCCGTCCACCTTCCGCACCTGAAACGGACAATGCATGACCGTTGTACAACACTCCGTCAAGCGGTGGAAGATTTGTACCGGACATGAGGGAGCAGTCACCACCGCCTGACGCAGTGTGACGAGATAGGCCGTTCATATCGACGTGCCTGACGGAAATGAGCGACTACTGCTACGCGGTTAGGACTTGCTCGTCTAGGGGGGTGGGTTGAACTGATCACCTCGAAGTTCGAGCTATCTCCCGCGCAATGGGTGACCCGGTTAGCGCGGTTGCACAACGCGCAGCTGCCGGAGCTGGAGTTGCTGGACGCCTACTACGAGGGCGAGCAGCCGCTGTCCTATATGCATCCGGAGTTGTTGCGGCGCATGGACTCCCGGCTTCGGTCGGTGGTCGTCAACTGGCCGCAGCTCGTCGTGGACAGCCTGGACGAACGCCTGGATGTGACCGGGTTCCGGCTTGGCGGCGAGGCGGCTGCGGACCGGGAGCTGTGGCATGTCTGGCAGGCGAACCGCCTCGATCTACACTCCGAGCAGGCGCACATCGACGCGCTCGCGCTCGGCCGCGCCTACGCCATCGTCGGCACGAACGAGGACCGGCCGTCCACGCCGCTGGTGACAGTGGAGTCCCCGCTGGACGTCCACGTCGACCTGGACCCACGGACCCGCAAGGTCCGAGCGGCGCTGAAGCGGCAGTATGAAGACGACGGCCACGGCTACACCGAGGCCTATGCCACGCTCTACCTGCCCAACGAGACCGTCTGGTACTCCTCCGACAACGGCGGCGGCACATGGACCGAACTCGACCGCGACGAGCACGGTATGGGCGACGTGCCCGTGGTGCCGCTGGTCAACCGGCCGCGTATCCGACGCCGCCGCACCGCGCCCCCGCGCCTCGGGCGTTCCGAGCTGGTCAGCGTGCTCCCGCTGTCCGACGCCGCGTGCAAGATCGCGACGGACATGATGATCAGCGCGGAGTACCACGCGATGCCGCGCCGGTACGCGCTCGGCTTCGACCGCGACGACTTCGTGGACGCCAACGGCCGACCGCTCACCCCGTGGGAGTCCGTGGCCGGAGTCCTGTGGGCGTCACCCAAGTCCCCCAAGGAAGACGGCGTCGCAGTCGGTCAGTTCCCCGAGGCGAACCTCTCGAACTTCCACGACACCCTTAACGCCCTGGCCCGGCTCGTCGCCAGCTTGTCGGGCCTGCCGCCGCACTTCCTCGGTTACGCCACAGAGAACCCCGCCAGCGCGGACGGCATCCGCAGCTCCGAGTCCCGCCACATCAAGCGCGCCGAACGCCGACAGCGCAGCTTCGGCGACGGCTGGGAACAGGTCATGCGCGCCGTACTGATGGTGCGCGACGGCCGTGTCCCGAACGAGGCCCTGCGGATGGAGTCGCAGTGGGCCGACGCCGCCACGCCGACATTCGCCGCCCAGGCCGACGCCACGGTGAAGCTGTACTCGGCGGACCGGCTGCTGCCGCGCCGCTTCGCCCGCCGCGCCCTCGGCTACTCCGACACCGACATCCGCGACATGGAAGCCGAGGACAACGAGGCGTATTCCCGCATCGCGGGCGGCGATCAGGCCGCCGAGTTCGGCCCCAAGTCCATTCCCCAGCCTGGTCGACCGGAGCCCACAATGCCTTCGCCGCGTCATCCTGCCGCGCAGTTCGGCGGCAGCGTACTGCCGCCGCCTGCGGTGCAGTTCCAGGAACCGGTCTCCGCCAGGCGTCAGTGGTGGCCATAGCTGATCAGCATGGGCAGGGCATCGTTGGCACCTGTGTGCTACCTACCCACCTCGTCCTCACGTGCCTGAGCCTCGATCAAACGAAGTCGCGCCTCCATGCCCACGGCTTGGGGAAGGGCTTCGGAGATCCATCGGGTGATCTGGATCTGGGTACCGATGATCCCACTCGCCGTGTCGATCAGTTGGTCCAATGTGATCGGCTCAAGCGACAGGTCCTTGGTGCCGCGCTTGCTGCGCATCAACTCCGACTGGCCGTCGAGTCCACCGACCCATATGTCATGGACGAAGCGGTTGCGTCGCTCAGATCGTTGGTGAAGTTCGTTAAGCAGGCTCAGGATTCTGATCTTGCTCTCCGGCGTGAGGTCCAGTCGGACATTGATCAGTGCTCGACAATCTTTGATCAACTGACTCGTCATCTGCCCGGCAGCGATGACTACGGCGTAGGGGCTGCCGACCAGGGCGCAGTACAGCATTCGAAGCGTGTGGTCAGCTGCCGAGGCCGCCCGCACGACGGCGCCCAGGCCGATCAACATGCGTGCGTCTTCGTCGAGATCAGGTCCGTTCAGTTGGATTCCCATCGGGACCAGAGGCGGCCAGTACGGCCGTTCGTCAGGCATGTCGTCCAGTTTCGTTGAGGCCCAGACCAACCGGGCATGACACACCGGTCAACTAGGCCCGCCCTGTGCCTCAAGGGGGTGTCGATCTGACAACGGCCTCCGCTACCAGTGGCCGTCGTGTAGGAGCTGCTGGCCTCGCATACACGAGCTTCGACGCCGCGTACTACGTTGCGCAGCAGCGCATCGTGCGCGCCGCCGTCGACCAGGCCCAGGCCGCATGGCAGCAGCTCGGCAACGGCGACCTGTTCGCCGTGTGGACCGGTGAGGTCCGGCCGCAGGTCGTGGCGACGATCGACCAGGCCCAGGCCGAGACGGCGGCGTTAGCGCCGCTGTACGTCGCGGCCGTGCTCGCCACCGCGGGCTCGATCTCCGCGCCCGTCGCCGCGCTGGTGACGGTCGCGTTCGCCGGAGTTGCTGCGAACGGACTGCCGCTCGGGCTGGTGGTGGACTTCGCGTTCCGTCGCTACCAGCAGGCACTCGCCGCCGGGATGCCGCCGAGTGAGGCCCGCGCGATCGGGCTTGCCCGTCTGCTGACTTACGTCAGCACGGAGACCGCCGACGCCGGCCGTCTCGCCCATGCCGCCGCAGCACTCGCCGAGCCGGAGATCGCCGGGTACGAGCGGATCGTGGCGTTACCCGCGTGCGGGCGCTGCATCCTGCTGGCCGGGCGGCTCTACCTCTACAGCACCGGGTTTCTGCGGCATCCGCGCTGCGACTGCCAGATAAAGCCCGTCACCTGGAAGCAGTGGCGCGACGACCGCCCCCGCAACCACCCGCGTGCACTGTTCGACGCGATGACCCCAGCCCAGCAGAACAAGGCCTTCGGCGTTGGTGACGCCGAGGCGATCCGAGCCGGGGCGGACATCTCCCGCGTGGTCAACGCCCGCCGCAATGCGGTCTACGTCGCCGGGAGTCACGAATACACCCGCGAGGCCACCACCGTGCGCGGCATCGGCCACCAGCTCGGCGAACTCGGCAAGCAACCCGGCCGCCGCTACCAGTCCGCGCGCACGCCGCGCCCCACCGCCGCGCAGCTGGTGAACACCGCACGCGACCGCGACGAGCTGATCACCCAGCTCCGTCGATTCGGCTATCTCAAAGGCTGAACGCGTTCGTCAGGCTAGTGACTCGCGACTCACGGAGAAGCGTGGGTCGCGAGTCGCTCAGGGCTTTTTGAAGACGCGGATCGACTCGTTCAATGTCAACCATCGCACTTTTTTCGATCTGGCGATCTCGCCCTACATCCAGTTCCGAGGTTGTTTCGAAGCCGGTCCTATCCGAACGTATAGAATCCGAAGATTTTTTTTCGATGGATGCGGGAATGCTCAGTAGTCCCGCCGCGCCTGCTGCAGCAACCGTGACTAACAGCCAAGTAGCCAACCAGGGAGTAACGCCACCGTTCGCGCCAGCCACCACCTGGGCGCCAGCGGAGGAGGCAAGCAGCACCGCCACGCCAAGCGTGCGCATCGGTGGCTTCCTCATGCCGCGATCTTCTCACGTATTCCCGAAAGCCATACCACCCGAAAGGGGGTTTCGTCCTGCCCGAAAACCTGACCACCACGTCTACCAGCGGCGACGCCAACTTGTCCTCGACCGACGAATTAACCGTCGCATCCCCGACCACGGAGCTGGTCGAACAGACCGCCGACTCACCCTCCACCCTGGATTACAAGGCGCTCTACGAGCAGTCGCAGCAGAAGCTGACCAGGGCAGTTAACACCGCACGCGAGCACCGCGAGAAGGCCAAGCGGCTGGACGAGATCGAGGCCGCGCAGCAGACCGAGGCCGAGCGCGCCACCGCCCGCGCGACCGCTGCCGAACAGCAGCTCGTCGGGCTGCGCCGCACTGCCGTGGACGCAGAGATCCGCGCCGCCGCAACCGGCTGGGCCGACCCGACCGACGCCCCGCTCTACCTCGATGACCGGGACCGCTACATCGGCGAAGGCGGCGTGATCGACACCGCCACCATCGCCGCCGACCTCACCGCAGTCCTCACGCAGCGCCCACACCTCGCGAGAGCAGACGGGCCACGCCGCCCGGCGCCGGACCCCTCGCAAGGCCAGCGGCCGAACGGACCGTCCGGCATCACCGAGCAGATCCGCGAGGCCGAAGCCCGCGGCGACTGGGCCACGGCCATCAGCTTGAAGAACCAGCGACTCTCCGAGCAGGCACGTGAGCAGCCCTGACCGCCACTTCACTTGACACGTAAGGAGATTCTTTGCCTGGTGTAGCCGCTATCGCGAACACCTACAACAGCCCGAACTTCGTCGGCGAGCTCTTCGCCCTCACCCCGACCGACACACCGTTCCTGTCCGCCATCGGCGGTTTGACCGGTGGCAAGCGCGCGAACGGGATCGTGCACACGTGGTCGGTGTACGACCTGCGCCCGCCGGACCCGAACCGACAGCGCCTCGAAGGCGCGGACGCCCCCAGCGCGGAGACCCGTGTCCGGGGCCAGGACCGCAACGTCCTGGAGATCCACCAGGAAACCGTCGGCATCACCTACACCCGCCAAGCCACCCAGCAGATGTTCGCCGCCACCGGCTCCGCACACCCCAACGCACAAGCCCTCGGCGGCGCGACGAACGCCGTGGCGAACGAGATGGACTGGCAGACCCGCCAGGCACTCACCCAGATCGCCCGTGACGTCGAGCTCACGTTCCTCGTCGGCAAGTTCCAGGAACCGAGCACCGAGTCCACGGTGCGCAAGACGCGCGGCATCCTGGAGGCGACCAAGACCAACGTCATCACCAACGCCACCGCGAAGCCGCTCACCGAGGCGATGGTGCTCGATCTCCTCCAGAAGGTGTGGGAGTCCGGCGGCATCCAGGTCTCCGAGACCGCCACGCTGATGTGCGGCGCGGCTCAGAAGCGGGCGCTCACCAACGAGTTCGTGACCAAGAAGAACTACCGCGAGGAGACCCGCAACGTCGGCGGCGTCGCCGTCACCACCATCGAGACCGACTTCGGCCGCCTGTCGATCATGCTCAACCGGTACATGCCCGCCGACACCGTCCAGGTCGTCAGCCTCGACCAGTGCGCCCCAGTGCTGCTGGAGACGCCGGGTAAAGGCTTCCTGTTCTCGGAACCGTTGGCGCGCACCGGTTCCACGGACAAGGCGCAGATCTACGGCGAAATCTCGCTGGAGTACGGGCCGGAGATCGCCCACGGCAAGGTGACCGGCCTGACCACCACCGCACCGGCCGGAGGTGGCGCGTGAAGTTCGTCAGCACGATCTACAAGCAGCTCGTCGTCCACGACCTCGGCGTCACGTTCATCGACGGCGAGACCGAGGTAGTTGACAAAGCCACGGCCGAGGCGTTGCGCGGCCTGCCCGCCGAACTCGGCGTGCGCGCCGCAGGCGGGCGACCGCCGAAGGACACCGCGCAGACCTAGCGGTTTCGCGCGGGACATGCCAGACCAGCCCACGAAACAATGTGACCAAGAACACATAGCTAAATTCGGACAAATAGAAAGCGCAGGTCATCGCTATAAACGCTACGGCAAACGAGTGAATGTTGTAACGGGAGGGCTAGGCCACTTCAGTGAACATCTAGATGTTTGAGTCAGATAGCTGCTAGCGTTCGCCTTTGATTGGGCGACTTGTATCTACAAGACTGCGCGCGTGCTCTCAATCGTCGCCGGCGTCTGCGCCATCGTTATGGCAGTCCTGATCGGACTCTGCCCACTGCTCATGATCGTTCTTCGGGGTATTGATGGCGCGAAAGACCGGCAGCTCGTAATCCACGCGCTGTGCGAGCTGGTCGTGGGCGCGCTGACGGCCGTGGTGCAGCTTCCGGGCAAGCTCGCGCAGTCCTTTCTGGATGTCGTGCTTTCGGCGAGAGGCGCGGGCAACCCGGCTCCCCCGCCCGTCGAACCGAGCCCGGCCCCGCCAGTGATATCACCTGCACCGGCACTCGGAAACGAACAGACACCTCCCGCCGAACCACGTCCTTAGTAAATGACGTACCCCTGTCCGCTTCGGACCGCGAGCACGCCCGGTAAGCGGAACTCCGAGCCATAATCCGGCCAGATCGAGCACTGGCTCGGCTTACCTACCTTCGGCGATCTCTACCCGAGGCGGGCTTTTCCATACATCACGGCGCATCACTGGGCCGACACAGCGATCGGTGTCCCAGACTGAGCCAAGTAGTGCGCGTGGTCGAGGTCGCGGGGGGGGTTAGCGTGTCAACCCCTGTCCCGCTAGCGACTGCTGACGATGTCCAGGCTCGTACTGAGCAGCAGTTCACGCCGGCCGACCGCGCCCGCGTCACGATCCTGTGCGCGGATGCCTCGGCGATGGCTCGCAGCCTCGTTCCGACGATGCCCGTCCCGGCGCCCGCTACGGCGGTCGGGGTGGTGAGCGCGGTGGTCCTTCGCGCGCTAGCCACGCCGCCCGAGGGGCTGAAGAACGAGGCGATCGGCGGGCACGCGCGCACTCTCGCCCACGAGGGGGGCGGGTTGTACTTCACCCGTGACGAGCTGGAGTTGCTGCGGCCCCCGGCAACAGTTCCGCGGGGAGCATTCTCGATCTGGACGGTGTAGCCGCCGACGCCAGCCCGACCACCAGGGCGGCGACCACCGGCCAGCCCACACCGGGAACGAGCGGCCACAGGACCCACTCGGTGACCGCGAGCACCACGTTGACCACCCCGGCCGACAGCAGCGCGAGCACCGACAGACCGAGCGTCATCTGCGCACAGGCGCCCGTCAGGTTCCCTTCCGCCATCCCGGCTCCCTCCCCCGACTGCGCCTGGTGTGGATGTATCGCCCGCTGATTCGCCCCAGTTACCGAAGGAGGTTCGCCTGCAACTGCCGCACCGTCTTACCGTCGTAACCCCGACCGAGGCGCCCGACCCCTACGGCAACCCGACACCATTGCTCGAGTACGGCCCGGACTCGCCCCGGCGCGAGATCCGGGGCTACATGCAGCCGGTCACGTCGGACGAGCCTGTCGAGCCCGGCCGTCAGCCGGTCATCACGACGTGGCGGCTGTTCACCTTCTCTCCGGTCGGCGCCCGCGAACGCGTCGAGTGGAAGGCCCGGCCGTACCGGGTCGACGGCGAGCCCGAAGCGTGGGAGCCCCGGCCGGGCCGCGCCCGCTACTGGGTGCGGCTGATCGAAGTGGAGGGCTGAACCGTGTCGTCCATCCACGGGTTCCGCGTCGACCGCGACGGCGTCAACGAGCTGCTGCGCTCACCGGAGCTGGCCGAGCACGTCAAGGAGCTGGCCGAGACCATCGCCACGCTCGCCCGCACACAGGGCCGCCGCGTCGCCAACGGCGACCCGCTACCGATCGAAGTCCTGGACGATCCGGCACCCGATCGGTCCGGGTTCACCGTCGCCGTGCGACACCCTGCAGGGACCGGGATGGAGGCCAAGTACGGCGTGCTCACCCGCGCCGCCGAAGCCACCGGCCTGGAGGTCAACGGCCTCGACCCACCACCCGAGGTGACATGAACGCCCCGCTCCCGGTTCCGATCGACGTCCTCGAACTCGTGCTGTCCCTGCTGCGCCCGCTGCTCGCCGACCGGCCCGAACCAGTGCTCAAGGATGTACGAGTGGCCAGCGAGACTGGGCATGGCACGGAAGGCGGGCCGCCGTCGCTGCCGTGGCTGCGGCTCACCGAGGACGGCCACACCTGGACCTGGCCCGCCATTCAGCGCGTGGTGATCCGGCTGACCTGCTGGCACCGCACCGAACACGACGCCAAAGCCGCGGTCGGCCTGGCCCTCGCGGTGCTGTGCAACCTGCGCGGTGTGCGCGGGCTGATCTCCGCCGACCCGATCACCGGCCCGATCGCTGCACCCGATCCGCACACCACCCGGCCGCTCGCGACCGCCACGGTCGCCGTCCACGTCCGTACACCCGCACGACCCTGACCTGTTCCCGTCCGTACCCGGAGGCCGCCGCCTCCGGATCCCAACACGAGAACCCCCCTCCTGAGCGCGGCCCTCCCGCGCCTTCAGGAGGCCTCGCAGCTTGGCTCTGCACCCCACCCTCGTCCGAGTCCCCGGCACCGGGGAACTCTCCCTCGCCCCGCCCGGCACACCCGAACCACCCGACGCCACCACCGCGCTGCCCGCCCTCTGGGCCGGACTCGGCCTGTCCACAGAGGACGGCGTGACCATCCGGCGTGCTGTCGAGAAGTCCGGCACCACGCACTGGCAGCAGCTCACGCCCGCCCGCTACATCTACACCAGCCAGGAACTCACCGTCGCCAGCGTCTTTCAGGAGACGCGTGGTGTCGTGCTCGGTGCGTACTTCGGCGGCATGGTCTTCAGTGAGACCGCGACCGGCTCGAAGAAGTACCGCGCCGAGATCTCCGCTGTCCCCAGGGGCGACGAGCGCGCTCTGTGCGTGGACTGGGTCGACCAGATCAGCGCGACCCAGGTGTACAACCACCGCCTCTACATCCCCCGCGTCGAGGTCTCCGAGACCGCCGACTCGCAGTGGACCCGCACCCAGGAAGCCCGTTGGGGCCTCACCTTCGCGGCCCTGTCGCCCGCGTCCGGAACCACCCTCGCGGTCTGGCTGACCAACGACCCCGCCGTCCTGCTCGCCGTCCCCGCCGCCACCGCGCTCACCGCTGACACCGCTGACACCGACGCACCGAAGGAGAAGACGCCTTGAGCAACCGCCAGCGCCGCGAGGCAACCGGCCAGTCCGCGCCCGCGCCCACGGCCGCGGTGATGTGGCGCGGCAAGCGCTACAAGCTGCCCGCGCCCGAGGACTACCCGCTGGACGCGATCGAGGCCGAGGAACAGGGCCGGACGCTGACCGCGCTGCGGCTGATCCTCGGTGACACTCAGTACGACACCTTCCGCGCCGAGGCCAAGACCACCGGCGACGCCGAGGACTTCAGCAAGGCGATCATGCGGGAGTTGGGGCGGGGAAACCGGTAACCGTCGCCCGCCTGCTCGCGGACGACACCACCGCCCACGCCCTCGAAACCGATCTGCTCCGGTACGGGGTCGACCTGCTCGACCTCTACCGGGGCACCCTGACCTACCGCCGCGTCTGCGCCCTGGTCGCCAACCTCCCAGACGACGCAGCGGTCTGGCGCAGCCTGGGTCAAGACGCCGGCTGGCCTCGCTCGGATCTGCTGCTGGTCGCGCTGGAGCGCCGCACCACCTTGTTGTGGGCGACGGTCGCCACCGCGTTGGGGCAGAAGCTGACGGACGCCGACCTCGCTGGACCGCTCGACCTCGCCGCTACTACGTCTGCGCCTTCCTCGGCTTCACCCCGAGGAGGTGAGCCGGAGCCGGAAACCAAGTCCATGCGCGAGATCGCGCTGTGGATGCGAGGGGCGTGATCGCCCCTGACCACCGTCGGCCACGCCTACCTCAAGCTCATGCCCAGCCTGCAAGGGCTCGGACGTCACGTCCGCGAGGCGATCAACGAGGCCGAGCGCGGCGCACCGGACATCTCGTTGGGCGCGCAGATCCAGACCGCCCTGGTCCGCGCGCAGCTCCGCGCGCTCGCGGCTGAGGGCGACCAGACCGCGATCCAGCTCCTGGCCAAGCTCGACGCCGCTCCGGCCGAGCGTGAGGCCGCCGCGCTGCGGGAGCGGCTGAACAAGCACGTCGTGCGCATCGGCGTCGTGCTGGACAAGTCGTTCACCGGCAGCCTGCGCGGGCTCGCGCAGCTCGACCACGCGGTCACCCGCACCACCGGGGAGATCACCCGTCACACGGCGACCGTGGGCGCGGCCACCTTGAAGTACGCCGCGTTCGCCGGGGTCCTCGCGCAGGCGATCAGCCTGACCGGGGGCCTCGGCGCGGCGGCGGCCACCGCGTCCGGGTCGCTGCTCGTGCTGCCCGCGGTCGGCATCGCCGCCGCCGCCGCGCTCAACACCCTGCGCCTCGGGGTCGACGGCCTGTCCGACGCGCTGAAGGCCGAGACCACCACCGACTACGCCAAGGCCGTCGAGAAGTTCCCGCCCGCGATGCGGGAAACCACCGACGCTGTCCGCGCGTTGCGACCGCAACTCGACGGTCTTCAGCTCGATGTCCAGTCCCGGTTGTTCGCCGCGCTCGGCGGCGAGGTCACGCGCCTGGGCGGCACCTACCTGCCGGTGCTGCGGCACGGCCTGGCTGACGTCGCCGGAGGCTTCAACCACGCCGCGCACGAGGTCGCGCTGTTCGCCCGCGAGGGCCGCACGGTCGATGACGTCCGGCTGATCCTGGACAACACCGGCCAGTCCGTCCGCGCACTGTCGGGCGGTGCGGCGCCGCTGCTGCGCGCTCTGCGAGACATCGCCGCCGTCGGCTCGGACTTCCTTCCCGGCTTCGCGTCCGGATTCGCTGACGCCGCAACGTCGTTCGCCGAGTTCATCAGCCACGCCCGTGAGACCGGGCAACTGCGGGAGTGGCTGTCGGCCGGGCTGTCCGCGCTCAGCGACTTCTTCACCACCTTGGGCAACGTCGCCGGGATCGTGTTCACGGTCTTGCAGGCCGCGAACACCCACGGCGCGGGACTGCTCCAGACGCTGTCCGCGCTGACCGGATCGGTGCTGGCGTTCCTCCGCTCGACGGAGGGAACCGTCGCGCTGCAACAGTTCTTCACCGGACTCAGCGCCGCTGGGGCCGGGCTGCTCACCCTGCTCGGCGCGATCGGCCGCGCTGTCGCCGCCGACGTCGTCCCCGCGATCGGCCAGCTCGGTCCTGTCGTCGGGCAGGCCTTCGCGCTGCTCGCCGCCGGGGCCGAGCCAGCGGCCAAGATCCTCGCCGCGCTCGCTCCGCTGGCCGGGGTCGCCGCGCACGCACTCGCTGCACTGCTTGTTCCCGCGCTCGGCGCGGTGTCCGGCATGGTCGCTGAGCTCGCGCCGGTCGTGGGCCAGCTCGTCGCCGAGCTCGTCGGCGGCGCGCTCGCGGACACGATCCGCGAGCTGACCCCCGAGCTGATCGAGCTGGCCCGCGCCGCCGCGCCGCTGGTCGTCCAGATCGGCCGCCTGCTCGTGCAGGCCGTCCGGACAGCGACACCGGCCCTGGTCGAACTGCTCGGCGCGCTGGTGCCGATCGCGGCCGAGTTGGGTGGCGCGCTGCTCGAAGCGATCGCTGCGGTGCTGCCGCTGATCGCGCAGCTCGCCGGGGTCTGGACCGATGTCCTGCTGACCGCGTGGGAGGCGGCCCGCCCGGTGCTCCCGGTTCTCGTGGAGGCTGTGCGGGCGCTGGCCGAGGCTCTGTCCACCGGGCTCGCCGCTGCAACGCCGCAGCTTGTCCAGATTGGACAGTTGCTCGGCCAGACGCTGGCGACCGCTTTGACCGGGCTGCTGCCACTGTTGCCGCCGCTGGTCGAGGCGCTGGTGCGGTTCTGGGCCGAAGGCCTGCTGCCGATGACGCCGCTGCTGCTCCAGCTCGTCGCCGAGCTGCTGCCGTCGCTGATCCCGCTGCTGGTCGAGCTGCTTCCCGTTGTGCTGCAAGCGATCCAGATCATGACCGTGTGGAATGCCGGGCTGCTCAAGCTCGCCGCGATCTTCACCGATCACGTCATCCCGGTCCTGCGGTACTGGCTGGACGAGGTCGTCCGCCCGGTCTTCCGCAACGTCGTCGACGTCGTATCGGGTGCGCTGCGGATCGTCCAAGGCGTGATCAACTTCGCGCTCGGCGCGATCACCGGCAACTGGGACCGCGCCTGGTCCGGACTGCGCGAGGCCGTGTCGGGTGCCTGGTCGTTCGTCCGCTCCGGCGTCGAACTCGGCGTCCGGTCGCTGCTCGGGTTCCTCGGCGGCCTGCCGGGGCAGATGCTCGGCGCGCTCGGCGATCTCGGATCGCTGCTGCTGGAGGCGGGCAAGAATGTGATCCGCGGCCTGCTGCGCGGGATCGAGTCCATGATCGGCTCCGTCCGCTCGAAGCTGTCCGAGCTGACCGACCTGCTGCCCGACTGGAAAGGCCCGCCCACACGGGACGCGAAGCTGTTGCACGCCAACGGTGTGCTCATCATGCGCTCGCTCGTGGACGGGTTCGAGTCCGAGGAACCGGCCGTGCGCCGCTACCTCACGGACTTGATCGGCCGTCTCCCCGCGCTCGTCGCTCCTGCCAGTGCGGTCCAACCGGATTCCGTTGTGCCACACCGGTTCAACCCATCTACGTCCCAAGGTGTCCGGTCAACCACGTCCGAGGACGTGGCGGCGCTGGTGGACGCGGTGCGGGAACTCGCCGCCCGCCCGGTCGTGGTGCAGGTCGGCGCGACCGAGATCGCCCGCGCCACCGCCGAGGGAACCCAGGTGTTGTCGCGGAGGTGACCCCCATGCCGGTGACCTCGCTGTGGATCGGGCCGCCCGGTCGGCTCCGCGTGCTGCTCGACGCGGCCACCGACTACGACCGCACCGCCGACATCGGCGTCACCGAGTTCCGCTCGCTCGCGGGCGGCATCACCACGACCAGCCTGGCCACCCCGCCGCGCCGCCTCACCCTGGCCTTCACCGGCCTGCGCGAGGCAGAGGCGCGGTGGCTGGACGCGCTGGCGCGCCGGGTGTTCGGGCCGGTGTCGCTCGCGGTGCTGGAACCCGGCATCGCCAACGTGCTCGACGCCGCGCAGTCGCAAGGCGCGGGACCGCTGTCTGGGTATCAGCTCATCGGCAGTGGGCAGCTCACGCAGTCGAGTTCCCGCACGGTCGCGGTCACCGGCACCGCGTCGGGGTCGACGTTGCGGTGGCGGCACCCGCAGTTTCCCGGCTGGCCCGTCACGCCTGGGCTGCGCGTCGGGTTCACGTCCAGCCTGGCCCCGAGCGCCGGCCTGTGCGTACTGGACTATCTCAACGCGGCCGGGCTGCCCCTCGGGTCGTCGGCCGCCGCGCCCGTCGTGTTCGAGCTGCCGCCGCCGAACACGATCTACGTGCGCCCCGCCGTGCAGCTCCAAGCACTCGCCAACCCCGTCCAGCTCGGCGCGGCGTGGCTCAGCCTCGACACCCCCGTGCTGCCCGGTGCTGTGCCGATCGGCGAGGGCTGCCCCGCGATGACCGTGACCTCCTACAGCGACAAGCCGCGGTTCGGCCACCGCGACATGACGGTGAGCCTGGCGGAGGTGCGCAGTGCAACAGGCTGACCCCGAACTCATCGCCGCCCTCAACGAGCCCGAACGCCAGAACACCACCCTGACCCGGCTCGGCGGCAAGGACGTCACCAGCCAGGTCACCGCCTGGTCGCTCGATCGCGCCTACGACACCGACCTGCCCACGCCGATGCGCGCGATCAACGGCTCCGCCTCCGCCGAACTGCGCATCACGCTGTCCGGCACCAACGCCCAGACCGCAGCACAGCTCTACAGCCCCTACGCCCCGCACAACAGCGCCGACATCGCCCGACCCCGACAGTCCGCCCTGCACAGCTGGGGCGTCGCCGACGACGCACTCCCGTCGTTCCGCGGGTCGGTCCGCGACCGGGTCGCCGACAGCGGCGCCGGGACCCTCGCGTTGTCCGCGCTCGACGGAGCCGAACGCCTGCGCGACGCCGCGCGCCTCCCGGCCGCGGTGACCACCGGGGCGACGCCGATCAGCTCCGGGGTGTGGATCGTGGATCACCTGCTGCGCGACGCGGGCATCCACACCGCGCCACCACCCCGGCCGGGCTGCATCCTCTACGCCTCCATGCACGGCGGCCTCACCCCCGATATCGGGTTCTACCGCGACCACATCAGCAACTTCATGGACTACCGCCGCGACCGCGCCCCGTGGGAGATCGCCCCCTCCGCTGGCTTCGCTCCGTACACGGCGCGCTGGGACCCACGCACCCGCACCACCGTGCCCGGCCGCCCGCTGCTCGCCGAGTTCTGGGTAGACAACACCGACCTCGGCTCGGCCGGGGGCTCGGTCAAGCTCACCATGTTCTTCCAGGCCGACGGCGCGACCAACGACGTCCGGTTCATCGTGAACTTCGCCGACGACACGGTGAAGCTCGGCACCGACAACACCAACAAGACCCTCACCCTCAACAGGCTGTTCGCGCGCGGCCGGTGGCACTGCGCGGTGTACTGGGTCTTCCAGTTCAACGGCGTACCCCGTGGCTTCTTCTTCCTCTCCGGCCCCAACGCCCCCGACCCGTTCCTCGTCGAGGACCTGGGCAACTTCCCGACCATGCCCGCGACCCAGCTCAACTACATCGAACTGGTCAGCGGCCTGCCGGTCGAAGCCGTGCAGGTATCCGCACTGGACAACGCGCCCACCGACAAGACGACCTTCGAACCGCCCTGGCAGCGCGGCGCGGTGCTCGACGACGTCGGGTCACAACTGCTCGCGATCCCACCCACCCAAGGCTCCGCATGGGAGGTGATCACCTCCGTCGCCCGCGCCGAACAGGCCACCGCCGAGTTCGACGAACTCGGCGTGTTCCGCTGGCGCAGCAACCGCCGGTTCACCGCCCCTGGCCTCGCGATCGCGAGCGTTACCAGCGCACGCGAGATCGCCAGCCTGCGGGTCTCCGAGGCGATCGACTCCGTGCGCAACGTCATCGACGTCCCGTACTCCACCTACACGGCGGGGCCATCCAGCACCCGGTTCACCGACACCGAGCTGCAATGGATTCCACCGTTCGGCACGCTGAAGCTGAGCTACGACTACGACACCTCGGAGTACGACAGCCCGCCGCCGATCGTCTACGTCGCCACCCCGCCCGCGAACACCAGCCGCGTGCGGTTCTCGTTCCAGTCCAACGGCGGCAACGGCGTGCACGGCGCGGTGGAGTCCACCACCGAACGCGACGGCGACCAGATGATCATCACCTTCCGCAACCGCACCGGCAACGACCTGTTCCTCGTCACCTCGACCGGCACGCCGTCGGTGTCCATCGCCTCGATCAAGCTCGCATCCGGTAGCCCACAACGGTTCTCCCTCCGCCGCTACCACCAGACCAGCCGCGACCGATACGGCTCCCAGGTCTACCAAGTCCCCGCCACGCCGTGGCTGCAAAGCCAGAGCGCCGCTGAACGCGTCGCGGACTACCTGCTCGCCGTGGCCGCCGCACCGCTGCCCATCCTCGGCGACGTCGAGATCCTGCCCGACCCACGATTGCAGCTCGGCGACCTCGTGCTCGTCGTCGATACCGTCGGGGCAGCGCTGTCCACACCAGCATGGATCGTCGGCAACAAGACCAGCGGCGACGACACCGGCCGCATCCGCCAAGTCCTCACCCTGCGCGCCACCACCAGCCCCGGCCCACCCGTCGACGCAGGCCTGTCACCTGACCCACCACTCGACCCCACCGCACGCGCCGTGCTGCTGCGCGAAGGAATCCGCACGCCCTGACATCCCACACACGAACGGCCGCCACCCATCGGGTGACGGCCGTTTTTCGATACCCTCCAAGAGAAAGAGGTACCCCGCATTGGCGTGGCGTGTTGCCAACTCGCTGCTGACGCTGCGAGACCAGATCGACCGTCGCTTCCCCGGACGCAACCGGGTCAGCGACGGCTACATCGGTGATTCCAACCACCAGAACACCGACAGCGACCACAACCCCTGGTACGGCCCCGGCATCGTCACCGCCGCCGACTGGACCCACGACCCCGGCGCCGGATTCGACATCGACCGCTTCACCGACGAGCTCGCGGCGTCTCGTGATCCGAGGATCAAGTACATCATCGCCAACGGCCTCATCCTCGACTCGCGACCGCAGTTCAACCCGTGGAAGTGGATGCCCTACACGGGCAGCAATCCGCACCGCTCGCACGTCCACCTGTCCGTCGTGGCCTCCCCGGCCAGCGACGACACCCGGCCGTGGAACATCCCGATGCTCGGCGGCGCGCCGAACCCGGACCCGTCTCGGCCGCCGAACGTCCCGGCGTGGCCGCTGCCCCAGGACCACTACTTCGGCCTGATCAGCGGCCCCGAACAGAGCCACGGCGGCTTCTACGAGGGCGAACGCAAGTGGGTCAAACTGATCCAGCAGGCGTTGCAGCGCAAGGGATTCGCCCCCACCGATCCACGCTGGGCCGACGGCCTCTACGAACAGCCCACCGCCGACTCCGTCGCCGCATGGCAGCGGGCACACATGCCCGGCACCACCCGCTACGGCGAGGTCTGGTCCGACGACTGGCCCATCCTGCTCCGCGGATGACACCTCACGACGAGCCGCCCGGCATCGAACCGGGCGGCTCGCTCGTCATGTCCGCCGCACTACTGCTGTGGCTGCTGCTCAAAGCAAGCCGCGCCTTCGTCCTGTGGCTCGAACGCCACGATGACACCCAACCCACCAAGGAGAAACACCCCTTGCTCGAAACCCGTCCCCGCCCGCTGCGCACCGCCGCCTCCTGGGTCGGCCTGATCACCGCCCTGGTCGCCGGCCTCGTCGGCTCCGGCCTGCTCACCAGCGGCCAGGGCGACGCCGTCAGCGGTGTCGCAACCGCGGTCCTCGCGCTGCTCGGCGCGTTCGGCGTCGCCCTCGTCGGCGAGCGCAAGGTCACCCCGACCTTCGACCCGCGCGACGACGCAGGCCGCCCGCTCGTGCCGCTCGACACCGACTAACCAGAAGGGACCCATCTCACGCCCCGCAACCCCAGGCGCAAGCCCGAACGCATGATCACGCAGAACTCGGACCTGCGGCGCTACGGCAAACCACCAACAACCGGACCGCCCTTGGCTTGGCCGAGTGGCGAACCCTTCGTGACTCGATCGCCAAGGAGACCGTGTGACCAACCGCGTGCAAAACCCCAGGTCGGTGCTCTCGGAGGCTGATCTGGAAGCAGCAAGGGCCGCAGGCCGACGATTCCGACCCTCCGCCGCTCAGAAGGACCGCCTTCGCGACATCTTCCGTCTTGCTGTGATCGAGCTCGCCAGCACGACGAGCAGCTGAGACGCTGATGGGGCATGGACGCGACATCCATGCCCCATCAGTGCGTTAGCTTGCGACAGCCTCCGGCCGTCCGAAGAAGTTCGGCTCGACGCCCAGCAGTCCCTTCACATGTCCGCCTCGCCCTACAGGCATGATCCGTGGCTGCATCACTGCACGGATGGCGGCGCGCCTTTGCACGAGCGTCAGGGCTGCCCACACCTGCCGCGCATTCGGGCCGACCATTCCCGCCAGAACCGCAGGCACCGAAGCCTGCTCAAGCTTCTCCTCGGCCTTCTGCACCAAGGGCAGCAACTCGGCTTCGATCGCCGCGAGCCCGGTCTCGCTGAGCTTCCCCAGGGCAGCCTGCCTGTAGAATGACTCCAGGCGTGCGCGCAGCTCCTTGGCCTCGTCAAGCGCAGACGCGACATCGTCCTGTTGATCGACTTGGAATAGGTCCGCCGACGCCGGGTCCTCCAGCGCGGTAAGCAGGGCCTCTTGCACGAACGCGTCTACCCGCGTCTGCAGGCGCACGACATGCCGGTTCTTACGACACGCGTAGGCCTCGAACCCGTCGGCTCGGATGCGGCCGACCGGTGACCCGCACTGTCCGCACGTCGCGATGCCGGACAGCAGGTGCTTGACGCGCGTGCCGTCCTTGTTTGTCCTGCGCGACGGGTGCGTTAGCAACGCAGTCAAGGCCGCGTGCTCCGTTGGCGTCACGATCGCGGGCCACTGTCCGTCGCCAATGACCTCCCCCTTGTGCACGCGCTTGCCTGCGACCACCTTGTTCAGGGCGAGGTGTCGGATCTTGCTGGCGCCCCAGATGCCCCGTCGCGGGCAGGGCACTCCTCGTTCGTTGAGATCGTTGACGATCGACGTCACGGAGTCCCCTGCAAGCAGGCGGTCCACAATCTGGCGAACCACCGCACTGGTCACCGGATCGACAACCTGTCGCAGGACAGTTCCGGTGTCTGGGTCGTACTCCCGCTTGTAGCCGTACTGCAACGCCCCGTGCCACAGCCCCTTCTTGGCGCGACGCCGGACACCGCGCGCGACGCGCGTGGAGATGCCATCCGACTCCGACTCCGAGCGGACCGCGTCCTGGGCTGTCGCCTGGCGGTCTGCCGGATCGTGCATGTCGTAGACCTCACCGCCGTAGGCCCACAGGACGTTGAACTCCTCGCAGATCTGGCGAAGCTCGACGTAGACCGCAAGATCGCGGTGAGCTCGGCTGTTCTCCCACGTGACCAGGACGTCGACCTGTCCCGCCCTCATCGCTGCGAGGACCTTCTTGAACTCCGGTCGTTCCTTCGTTGCGTAGCGCGATGCGCTCCGCTCATTCTCGCGAAGTACCTTGATGACCTCGAATTGCTCTTCCTCGCAGAATTCGAGGCATTCATCAGCCTGATCCTCGACTGACTTTTCCTTGTCAGCGGAGGCTCGCGCGTAGACCAGCGCGCGAAGTGGATTCCCCTCAGTGATGGCTCGAAGCATTCGAGCCCTAGCCATTCTCCCCAT